TATTCTACTGCTTCTTTTGCCTTAGCCCTTTCGCTAGGAGTAAGTCTTCCTCTTTCTGCTTCTGCTAGTTCGAACTCTTTTCTAAGTTGTCTTTCTACTGCAGTTCTAGGAGTCGGAGGCGGATATCTACGCACCTCAACAACATCTGATGGTCCTGCACCATATCCTGATTCTGGAGGAGGTATAGGAGGGGTACCAGGGGCTGCAGGAGGGGGTACATCACCCTCATACCGTGGTGCACCTACTTCCTCACCTCTTCGAATCTTGCGTTCAATCTCAGAAAATAACTGTACAACTTTTAATCTTAGTTTAACTGGATCCTCAATGACTCCTTTCTTCCAGTATTCGATGTCAAGTGATCCATCTGCGGCTGCATCATTCCACCATCTTAAGAATGCCGACGTAGCTTCTGGGGATAAACCTATCGTTTTTGCAATATCGACTCCCATCCTCGCAGCCTGCCCGGATGAGTACCCCTTTTTTAGTCTTTTAGCAGCCTCAATAGAAGCTTCGATAGCATTGGTAGCCTTAAGCCAACCTTCTATTTTAGCAGCCTGATCTGCTGATATCTTGCCACTGGACCTAGCAAGTCGAAGACCTGTTTTAAGAATAGGGGACCACATTAGAAGTGTTAGCCATGGACGTGCAGCGAAGGATTTACCCCAATTACGAGGATCTCCAAAGAACCCAATCCCACCTATCATACCAGAGACTAGTCCTCTTCCAAGTTGCCGCCCTCTTGGTCCCTGCGTTGCCATATATTTCCAATAGGCAGCCTTAAGTTGTTTTGCGTCTGCTTCGGTGATATCTTCGAAGCCCAATCCTTCAGATGCTAAATGCCACATGATCATGATCGTATCGATAAAGTCTGTACCAAAGTTATCTAATGCTGCTAGATTAGCATCTAGAAGCCCTGAGTTAACCAGGGCTTGATCAACATTACCAAACCTTTCCTCAATATCTTTTTCTATCTGGTCATATGTTTCAGGAGTTAACGATAAATTTCCATCTAATGCTTCACGAATTAATTGTTCATCTTGTTCTCTGCTTGACGCACCAGCACCAATGGCGGATCCGAGCCTAGTAGCAACAGCGGCGTGCATTGCAGTTCTACCAAATTCTTCCCAGACTCCTTCTGTCGCCCCTGCAATACGTAGAGCAGGTACAAGGGGCGCGCCTAGTCCCCCTGCACGTAAGGCTGATGTATGTTCTCTAATATATCGATCTTCATTATAGCCACTACCACCAAAATCTGGGTGATTAGGATTAGGCTTCCAGCCGGGGTCAGCGAATCCTCCTGCTATAGGACCGAAACCCGTCTGCGTCACCGGTTTCTCCGGGATGAAGCCCTGATGTTTCATAGCATATGCATATAGTTTAGCATCTCTCTCAGCCGCTTCATCTTTTAGAGCCTGTGCTTCTGCTTCTTCTCTAGCCTTTGTGAAATCGGCGAACTCTTGGGTTCGCTCATCCGGGATAAACTTTTTTCTACTTACCTCAGTACGTTCATATTCTCTAGGAAGATCTGCTGTAGGGGCAACACCATATTTATCGATAAACTGTTTTCTAGTAACATCTTCTTCTTTATATGTAACTCTGCCACCACCTTCTCCAACCGGGGGACCAACAGCATAGCCTCTTTCTCTAGCAGCTTGCACCTGTGCCGCCTTAGACTCTTCAGACCATCTATGATGTAATTGGTGTAGTTCGAACAATACATGTTCTGGAGGTAATCCTGTACTATTGACAAACTCAACCCATTCTGGTGAATTTTGACTTTCTTCAAATAGGATTACATCGATGTCACCGACGTTACCTTGTCTTAAAGTGAGGGGACTAGCCATTTTTATAATCCACGCAAGTAAGCTTGAAGTTGATCGTCAGACATGTCTGCAACCCGTGCCATCTCTTTAACAACCTTATCATGCTCTATAACCTTTGCATTGATTCCGGTACCATAAACTCTGGGGTTTTTTAGCATCTCTCTAAGTTCGTTAGTAATACGAATTGCCCGTTGTCTGAGAGCGGCTTGTACAAGCCTTCTCTTTTTATCAATAGTATCCTTTGCCTCTCTATCGGCATCCCTTAAGAGCTTATCAATTTGAGCTTTCGTCTTTTCTCTTTCAAGTTTACGATCTTCTTCCTTCCAGCCATGCTTCTGAGCCGCTCTGAATTCCTCCATATGGGCATAATAAAGCTCGGCTTCTTTTCCTTCAACCTCAACTAATTTCCTTTTAATCAATGTCAGTTGATCGGCTGCTAATTCAAGATCTTCTTTCTTGGATTTAGTTAGCTCTCTTTTAGTAGATAAGATATCTTCATAAGCTTTTGCTTCAATTGCGCTAAGACGAAGTATTTCATCTCCAGTAAGTTCAGTATAACCCTTAGACCTAGCTAGATTTTCGGCTCTGAGTCTAGCATTCTTGAGTTTTCGTTGTTCCTCTAGAGCAGGCGAAGTACCTTTATACTTACTAGCAGCAGACATAAACTCCCTTATTCGTCTAGCCTGAGCTTCCTTTCTATAATCGTCGCCCCACAACACCTCACCCATATCCCTAGGTTGGTACGTGTCAACATACCTTTGAACGATATCTGCTTGTTCTTCGGGCGTTGTTGCAGCCGCAGCTTCTGCCCAAATGTTATCGTATCTCCCCGGATCTCTTGCTACAGCCGCTGGTGTAGGAGGAACAGCGGTAGGCGGTAGTGGCTCCGGTGGAGGAGCGGCTTCTCTAGCCATCCTATCAATTTCTAGTTGTTCAAGATCTAGATCACGCATGCGTCTATCATAATCTGTAAGAGTCTTTGGAGTATCAGGAGCAACCCCGGGAGGTACCGGTCCACTTCCTGCAGTTATTGGATCGAATTGAGGTGCACCATGAATGTCTCTAGATGTATCCACTCCAAGTCGATCACCATGAATAATCATAGCGGGTGTATTTAAATCTGTACTCTCTATATCCCAATCTCCTCTGGTTGTAGATCTTATATCGGCTGGACCTGCACGAGTATCCTCCCATGGTTGACCATGTTGTTCTCTGCCTGATGCAGTAGCAGCATCCATTCTGGCAGGAGTTTGGGTTATATAAGGAAGTCCATCTTGACCAATAACTTTTATCTCACCAGACTCATCTAATTCTAAATCTAAATTAGGATACTGTTGTCGAGCAGCTTCTAAATCCCCGCTCCAACTTCTAGAGGGTTCTTTAAGTGCTTCTGCATCCCACCAAGAATTAACCTTTTGTCTAATATTTTCTATATCAAATTCTCTAGCAGCTAGATTCTCAGCATGTGATGTTAAATAATTAAGTATTCGTTCTTGTGTGTAGCTACCATCTTCGAACTTACCATATAATTTATCAATAAATAGATTTTCTTCTGCAACTATTTGTGGATTACGTTGTTCTTCGAAGGTTATTTCTTCTCTTGCAACTCTTCGCTCTTCTCTAGCAGTTAGATCTTCTGGTGTGATTTCAGGATCCCATTTACCCATTTTATGGGCTACGCTTTGTGGATTAGCAAATTCCCCAGGAAATCGTTCTCCTTCTTTTAGTCCCTGTTTAGCTACCGCAGCAGCACCTTTTTTAGCCTTCTTCATTGTTTCAGAACTAGCGCCTATTGCTCCGGCAATTTTAATAACTTCAGCCTCTTTGACTTTTTTATCTGGACCTTCAGCTTGATTGGCTCTTACAATGGCACCAATGAGTGCTGCCATGTTGGGGGATATTACCTCGTCCCACAAGGATTTACCTACATCGTAGATTGCTTTAAGTTCTGTAGGACCAACCTGAGTCATAGGCGTATGTTGTACAATCTTCTTTTCTTTGTACTGCCATGGTTGGGCTAATCCTGTTGGTAATATCCTAGCCATAATTAAAAGTCCTCTTCGTTGCTACGTACTCTTTCTGCTCTTTTTGTAAGTTCTGCAGCAATCTCCTGATCCTCTTCGTTAGCAGCTAGTCTATCAATTGCTGCAGCAGCGCTGGAATTATCATCGTAAAAGAATCCTTTATTAGCAGCAAAGATAGCTTGAATTTGAGCCTCATAATCAACACGCTTCTGTTGAGCATCGGCTTCTTTAGAACCTATTTCAGCAATTAGTTGTTCAGTTTCAAGACCAACTTGTCCTGCTTTTTCTCTAGCAGCTTGTACTGCTGTTGCCTCTTGCATACCTGCAGATAGGGCAGTCTGTCTAGCTCCAGCTAGCATGCCACCTCCCATACCTCCACCACCCCCAGCAGAAATAGCAGCAGCTAATCCTGTGGCTGCCTGTTGTCGAATGGCGCCCCTTGCTACGTCTTCTCCGCCGGCAGCGATCCCTTCGTACGCTCTAGCCTTCTCTTTCATTCTTTCTCTAGAAGCTTCTTTTTCTGCTGCTAGTTTTCTCATTGCTGTACTTGCCATAGTATAACTCCTCCTCTTATATATCCTGATTTAGCACAAAGTCTTTTTACAGATTAGATACACCCAATATCCCTGTGGTGGGATGAGACAATCGTTAGCTTGAAGTCCGTTGTGTGTTGGATCTAGTGTCATTCTTACTTCAATCCATTGCTCAATACCATCTGTATTAGTCGCCCCGGGAGTCTCATCACCTCCATCGACACCAACATTAGTTCTAGCGGCAGTAATATTAGTACCTTTGCCCACATAGAAAGGTCGACCACCAAAGTCATTTGAAATAGGGTAAGTTGTATTTCTAGTTGCATCAGTATTCCCCCATACTAGAGGTATTTTAACTAACTTCCCAGTCGACCAGTGCGCACCAGTATCGGCACCGACCGGGGTACCACTACCTACAGTAAGATATCCTGAGTTATCACCCTGTGGTTCATTAGGTTGCACACTCCATGTATCAATCGTAAAATCATCGATATCGCCTCCGCCGGGACCACCACCCGGAACGGTACCCCTAGTAGACATAAGGGCAACTTGTTGGTAATCATGTTGATCACCCTTAAGCCCCGTTGCAATACCAACACCTACATTAATACCAACTCCTGAATTGATAGTTCCACCATACCACATGAGTACTTCGTGGATTAATAATGGATTTTTAATGGGAATAATTCTTCTATCAAACTCTGTGTATCTGCTACTACCATTAGTATCGTAACCGGCATACCCATTAGCCGCAGCGCCATATCTTAATTGAGTAATAGGAAACCACTGATCTCCAGCAGCGGGAACTGGAGTTCCAACACCCATAGCCGGAATTCCAGTACAAAATAGAGGTACTGATATTACTTCATATGCAGCTTCTGCTTTTATCTGCTGATCAGTGGCGCATAATCCATACTCACTCCAACCACCACTAAGCTTATTTGTAAATTCTCTATCAATATCAGCTATTGTTGTACCTATCCCTGGAGCGGATCCGCCTTCTACTGCTGTATTCGTGGCTTGAGCAGTAATATCTTTCTCTGCTGCAGCAACATCCGGAGTTTTTGTAACCCATGCAAAGTCGTCTCTATTCCCTGGAAAGTTATTAAAACCACCTATATCATCATCCAAGTGTGCTTTAGGATAGTTTTGTAATGTCAATGCTGCAGTAGCGATATCTGGCTCTAAAAGCCGCATCTTAAATTTAAGAGATATGGTTAATGATGCAACCTCCATTCTCCTATGATCATATGTATCAGCACCACCGTAGTTCTTCCAGAAGTTATTTAATTTAATTGCCAACATATATGTCTTATAGGGATTAAATGCTTTGTTTAAATTACCAAGAGCGTATGGATTAAGCTTCGCAACACTAGACATGTAGGCTGATGCTGGTAACTCAACCCGCAAGACCTCATCATTTGAATATTCTTTTATATTACTATCCCATACTTGTTGCGCTTTAGAAAAGATTACAAACTCAATACTGGAAGAATCTTTATCATTATCAAATTCCATCAATCCATCTTGGTTGTTGCTGACGATCGTTTGAGCTAGCGCCGGATTCGGCATTGCCGGTCCTGATAATAAACAGTTCTCATCTCTCTGATCAAAACCAAAAGATATTTCATCTAAAATAGGAACTGGGGTATCAGCGGTTAATTTCCCTTCAGCGTTGAAATAATCTTGTGTGGGCGGTAGTGCAAATCCAAACTCATATGCCCAGTTATCAACCCTATTATCATCATCAGCCCCAGTGGATGTCCATGGTGTTGCAATCGGAAGCTGATAATTAAGTCTGAAATAGGCACTATCATGTTTCATTTGATCGGCTACAATATTGCGCTCTAAGCCTTCGCCAATTTCGTTTAATACATCATAAGTGTGATCAACTGTAAGTTTGACACCTCTTACTAACTTCTTTTTACTGCGATCTATTTTAGCCATTATTCTATTATTTCCTCATATATGGTTATAACCACAGAATAATATTGAGTCGACCATGGTGGCGGTGTACTACCAAGTGCACCTGATGGTTTAATTGATAATCTAACTCTAGAATCTCTGGGAATAGGTGTGTTAATATCACTTAAGTTAAATGCCGATCCGTTAATGGGAGTTTGATTTGCACTACTATTATTTGTAGTTCTAGGGAATAATGGCAACATATCATTAAACTCAACTCTACCTTTACCAGCAAAATCAGGATATTGTTGATAACGATTTATAGTATAGGCTTGTTCTTCAAAATCATGCCGGCATAATTCTTTAAGGTTATATGCTCGTTGCTCTGACTGATAAGGAGAGTCGACGTGCAGAAGAATATCAGTTTGTTTAAGTGGATTATAGGGTGTACTTGTATCTTGATTCCAAGCCTCTTCCTCATTAAATATAGCATAACTATCAGTACCAAAATCATGAAAATCTGTTATAAAGAAAACATGTATATCTTTTACAATTACTGGTTCCTTAAAGATTAAAGGAGTACTCCACATAACACCATCCTCAGTACCAAACCCCTTGACTCTATATCTATTAGTATATGTGCGATCCTCATTGTCGACTAACATACCCATAGTACCGTTCCTCAGATCATTTGTTGTGTTCAGCCATTGTAAAACAACCTGACGTGCATTACGATCAAGTTTCCCATCTTCATCTCTTACGACAGGCATGCATCCCATAACATATTGAGTTTGCACAAAACGCTTTTCTAAATCACCTTTTTCTACATTATTAAATCTAGTAGCAACATCGTCTAGGGCTTTTTCTATACGAGTACCATCGATCGTAGTACCATCAGTAAACTGTTCTTTAGTTATTTTTCTATTACTCATTATAAGATCTCCAATGGAAACATAAAGAATACATTATTAAAGCCATCAATATTAGATAAACCTGTTTCGTTGACACCACCAATTATTATAGTATCAAACTTATCATTCCCAGCATGATTAAAGACAAGATCGCCTGTTGCAGCAGCATCAACTAATTTAGTACTAGTATCTGTAGCCCATACACAACCACTAAAAGCGGCTTTCGCACCTTCTTGCACAGCAATATAACAACCAGTACCATCATTATCTAGTGGATCTGATGCATCCTTTATAAAGGTACAGCCGTTGAAGACAGCATAGCCTGATTTGATGTTAATTAAGATAGAGGAATTGTTCCTGCTAGGGTTAGACTTACTAGAAATAAAGGTAACACCATTGAACATTGCTGAGGGTGTTTCTGTACCATCCTTCTCTATAACAACTTGTCTTGCAATTGTAGCCCCAGTATTACTGGTAATTTTAGTAGTAGGTTTAGTAAGCTTCATGCCACCATGTTCACCCTCACCTAATGTGACTACATTATCTCTTTTCTTTAATTCTTGTACCGGGTTATTTGTTGTCGTGACGTTAAGTGAATTAATATTTGTTCTCCACTCTTCACGCGATGCGCTATTATCCAGTACTTGCTTATCCTCTTGTTTAATAACAATTGTTTCACGTACTTTAGCCATTATCTACCCTTCCTCCTTCTACCACCTGCGGGACGAATTGTAGCCTTTGCAGAATCAATTTCTAATGATTCTCCTGGAGCCTGCATATGTCCAAAAAGCATCCATGAAAAGTACTCACCCTTAACGGATGTTGACATATTAATTGTGTCATATTCCTCATCATCAATAAGATAGTTCCCTCTGGAAGAAGCCGAGTCACTGCCCCAGTATATACTACTATTATTAAAAGTCTTTTTACTAACAACATCAGATGCATCATATATTCTACTTCTAATATTATTGGCGCTTGTCCCTTCACTCTCGTCAAGAATACTTTGAATATCTTTATTGATTTCAGTATCTTGATAATCAATAAATTGAGATACCCAGTCTTTCCAATCGGAACCTAGTACAGCATTCAATTGTCCGTATATACAATCTCCTGCGACTAATGCTTTACCAGTAGTTGCAACACCATGCGCTTTGACTCTAAGCCATAGGCTTCTAGCCTTTACCTGTGCTGCTTCTTCTAATCCAATTTGTTCTGATTTATAAACCCAATCGATAGGTTGTTTAGGGTCAGCACTATTAACAGAAATGGTACCTCCAGCAGATTTGCCTTGCCTCCATGTCTTATCTAAATAAGAAGGTTCAAAGTGATATAGGTTACATTGTTGAATACCATAGCTAGCATGATTCCCGCCGCCAAATGGTGCAGTTCTAGAATAGTAGGAAGCAAGCCCTGTAATTCCTGCTGACATAACATCATCTGCTCCATCTGCAGGATAAGAAGTACCCTGAGCATTGGTACCTGTTAGATTACCTCCGGTATAGTAGATTGGAAGCCAGAATAGTAGATTTCTATATCTTCTATTGACATTCATCCCATCATATTGGTAGTCAGCTACAGAACGAATCTGATCATAATCAAAGATAGCATCAACATTCCAGCCATCTCTTCCTAGCGCCGTTGGAGGAAGACCGGCTACTCCCTTTTTAACAAAAATACCATGTGATCCATTTACAGGTTCTGATGTATCTGCACCCCACCCACCCATTGAACGTACTCTTTCAGGTGGAAAGATTGCATTAATCTGATAATAGTCATCAATTGATGTAGAGTTATTTTCTCTAAAATAGAAAGCCCAATGTACATTATCAAAATCAAAACCGAGGCTAATGTTAGTAGGTAATCCCGGGAATCCGGCAGCTACAGTAGATGCCGTTGTTGGATCAGTAGGAGTCCATGCAGTATCAGGTGTAAAGTATACTGGTATTAAAAATGACTTATCATACAATACAGTATTCTGATTAAGTGATCTACTTCTAGGCAATAGGGTACCCTTTTTAACCGGTACCCATTCACCAAATTCAATTTGTCCTTGCCTAGTTGGCGGGTTCTTCCCAGATACAGGATTGGAATACCAGCGTCCTTGAGCGGTTCTACGATCTTCAACAACTTTATCTTTTGTTGAATACTGTGCGCTATTACCATTATCCTTTGCAATGACAGTTCTATCAGGAGATCCGCCTCTCCCATATTCTAATATGTAATATGAACCACCCTGTGTTTGTGTAGTAGGCTGATCAGTAAGGTCAGTAGATAACGGAGCACCAGTGCCAATATTTACTCCAGTTATAAATCGAGCAGCATTAGTAATATTATATCTGTCAGGAGATCCAATTAGATATAACTGATTTTCTCCCATAACAAACCATGGATTGTCAATATTCTTAATAGCCTCAGGATTAGTATTGGCTGCGATCGATTCAAAATTCCATATACTCCAGCCACCACTGTTCCAAATCATAGCTATATTTTCTTTAGGAATAGCAAATATTAAACTTTTTCTTATGTGATCGAAGGTAACACTTACCTGTCTAGGGTCGAATCTAAAAATCAGATTACCCTGATCTAGTGCGCCAAGAGAAGCATTAGATATAATACCACTATTATTAAAGAAGTTTGAAAGAGGATTACTAATATAATCAGTAAAGAGTTTTTCTATACCTTGTGATATCGTGTTGATCGCTACACCATTAGCGCTCGTATATACACCACCAGTATCGACCCACAAGGCGGATCCCTCAGCAGTAACAATTGTATTTGGACTAATGCAACCAATTTGATTAGAGACTTTCTGCAGTCTACCTGCTGAGACTACAACCCCAACAGAAGGTTGATAATAAAAGGTTTCACTCTTTGTAAAAATAAGAATCTGACCGTTTAATTCTTGTACGGCTGTGATTGGATTTTCTGATGCTACTTGAAGTACGTTATCAGCAATAATGCTGGTAGGATTGCCTATATCACTAAAGTAGATGGCGCCCTTATCTACATAAACAATACGATTTAATACTGAGGTAATGTCGATAGGTTTTGGAAATTCAGTCTCTGTTAGGTAAGCATATGCATCAGCGAAGTCACCATCACGGGGTGCAACTCTTCTTATCCTAGAGGATTCAGAATAACCAATAGCCCAATCATTATGGTGTACCCCATCAGTTGATTGTATGCGGGATCCTTCGAATATTGCTGGAATATAAGCTAGAATACCTGTTCTAGAATCACCGAAAAAGAGTGTATCGTTAACTTCTTCGAAGAAGAACTTAGCATCAGAATCAGCAAATAGGTTTGTCTCTACATCGTCTTCAAAATATGTTTCATAACGACCCCTTAACTCTCTCATGTTATTGGTGCTGCCTTTAAACGCAGTACCATTTAGAGCAACATCGTTTGTATTTGGGTGGACTATTTCTTCCCATATCTCATCTGTAGTGATATCATAAATCGATACCATGTAGGCTGTAATATATTGTCCTACTTTTTGTACCCGAGTTAGTATACTACCACCTCCGGTACCTCCTAGGTTGCCAGTAAATGTTTTAATTAAACAGATAGAAACAATCTGCTCATGACCAAAGTTAGTTTTAAGATATCTGGATCCAACATGTCTAATGAATTCCCAATCATCCCAGCCTAAGGTTGTGTCAAATTGAGTACTCTGACCGAATCCCTTACGAACCTTCCAGTTAATATGTCTATCCATATTCTGGATATAGGCGCCTTTGTGAGTTGAATCTGCATTCATCCCATCAACTAGGAGTTCTACATCTTTACCCTTGACAGCCATTATGGTACGTAACTCACATGGTTAGCTGCTTCTTGAGATCTTCCATGACTTAAGTAACTTATGAGTGCTTGTTCTCTCCTTAGCAATTGATTATCAACTATAGGATTAGGAGCACCATCTCTGATAGCATAATTGCCATATGCATATAAAGCTATTAAATCATGAAACTCTGATAAATCATCTACAAAGGCTGCTGCTGCAGCCCATCCCCCATTAATATTCTGTACAGGAACATAATCGAGTCTTACGGTAGCGCTTAAACTTTCTTCACCGAAATGTAGAGTTTGTCCCTTTAGAAGGTAAGTCCTTACAGCATTGATCAGATCCTCTTCAGAAGTAGCACCAGTCATCCAATAATCGGGCAATCGATTACTACTAGTCTGAATACCAACTCTAATAAGTTGAGACATCTTACCATGTGGTGTGGTAGGGGTAGCGCCAGAACCCAGTAGAAAGACTGCTGCTTCCTCTACAGGCGCTTGTGTACTTAGATTAATATTACCACTTGAAACATTAAAGGTGAATGTCTGAGTGTAAAAGAAGGGATCATACTCACTAACTTTTCTACGGAATTGATCATATCCAATTTGGCAGTACAACTCTACATTGGCTGCAGTAATAAAAGTTGTATCAGCTTCATCAGTAAAGTCTTTAAACAGTTGCTTAATTTCTCCTGTATTCATATCAACCTCCTCCTCCTACGCCACCGCCCATGGCTGCTTCAGCACCTCTGGCTGCAGCCTCCTCGGAAGTTGCAGGCTGCCCAGGACCTCTACCTTGAGTTTGCGCAGGACGATTAAAGAAGGAAAGATCTTTATCCATAGCAGCCTTAGCCTTAGCCTTTTTAGCAGCAGCCTCTGCACCTTGTTGTTTGGCAGCTTGAGCACCACCAGACTTAAGTTGTTGTAGCTGCGCCTTCTGTCCCTTGGCTGGGAATATCTGTCCATAAATCTTGGATACATGCTGTTGCAAATGTGGTGAGAGTTCATAGAAGTCGGGACTTCTAATGTACTCGGCAAAGACTCTCTCAATTAAATCTAGATCATCTGTTGGGAAGAATTCAATTCCTCTTCCTGCGACAGCAGCTTTAAGCATGTCCTGAGCGTGTGACATGGTGGCTAGTTTATCTAGGATAGACTTGTTGTCTGTCTTAAAGTGTAATTCAGCAGCAGCCTCGTCCTTATCAATAATACCCATTTCAACCATGTCTAGTATTCTTTGCTTCCTGTCCATAGTTTCATCTCGGAAGAGTGATCCGGCTTCGATAAAGATCTCAGGAGTATCAACAACTTCGGTCGATGAAATACTCTTGAATACAACTGAACCTTGACCATCCAACATTCTCATCATCTTTGGTTTATCGTAATATTCCTTCATGAAGATTAGAATTGTTTTAGCTATATTCTGTACAGCATATTCAATATTCTGTTGTGTTACTTGAAGTTGCGAAGTATCGTTTTCAGAAAGAGCATTAATAGAAGCAGCAGAGTTGATACCTACAGCCCTCTTTCCAACTGATGTTGAATGTAGTCCAGCAACATCTAGCATTTCATTTTGCAATTGCTGAATATGGTTCATAACATACTGTGGTAATCCAGCACCAGCAATCTGTTGTGGTGGAGGACTAGCAGCATTATAATAAATCTTCTCCCCCGGCTTACCCTTGATTGAATTAGCAGGCACACCTGCTGTCTTAGGGATCAACCACTTAGGGTGACTCATAAGGTCTACATTATCAACAACTTGATTTCTAACTCTGTTATAGAGTGATTGTAGATCTAATAGATTAGAGACAAGACCAACTCCCCATAAACTATAGGGAATATCGGTATAACGAATTAGTTGTACAGGCGTTGCGCCAACGGGGTATTCTCCTTCAAATAGATGTAAGTCCCCGTTGATCAAAGCATATCTACCATCCTTCCAATATACTTCATAAATCTCTGCTCTACCTTCTGGTGCGTCTTCCCAGCTACCACCACCATAAGATACTACTGCATCTGGTAATGCTGATATCTTATCCTTGAATCTAGGAAAGCGCTTCTCTAATTCTTCTTTAACAACAACTTGCCTAACGGCAACCCATTGGCTTTCTTCTGGTCCCTTGACACCATATTCATAAAACAGATCATAAGGAGAAACTACCTTAGTACCAACTGACTCTAGATCAGGATCATAGAATGTTTGTAGTCCAACATTACCAGTACTAACAAGCCACTTAACGGCTTCATTAATAACTTCTTTCATGTTGTTATTGTGCCAATAATATTTAAGTGCCTCTTCTGAGGATCTAGCTTTTAGAATATCCTCTGTTGAAGGAGAGGCAGGAAGAACTGAAATTGAGGGATACTCAACTGCCAGTCTAGAAACGATGTGTCGATAGATGTTAACTAAGAGGTTGACTGTATACTGTGCCTTATGTTGATCCATCCTGGCTGTAACATAAGACTTTAAATTCTTGTCATAGACAATGTGTTGTTTGCCTTGTAAATACATTAAAGCCAAGTCCCATAATCTAGTATAAGTTGACTTATCTGTTTTAGCTTTGGCTAAAGGAGTTTTTAGATTAGGATAGTCCATTATGATGATTTCCCTTTGGCATATCTTTCCTTAAACATCTTAAGGAAATCTTCGTCATATAAGTCCTCATCGAGTTTAAGTTCTGTATCTACCCCCAAGCTTGGAGATCCAGCAGGAGCGATGTCGACACCCTCGCCTCCTTTCATAGTATCACTTATGCCCGGGTATGCAGCAATACCAGAACTAACTGCCCCTTTAAGATGTTCT